AATGGCAATCTACGATTAAAGATACATAAATCTTAACCCCATTGGGAAAATGTTTGGCCCTGCGGGGATACGATGCTATATTTAAGTATAAAATAAAAGAATATGGCAAAGAAAAACAAAGATTTGGTTTACGTTAATCCAAACGAATTAAAAACGTTCCTTAAACACATCATTGAGAACAACCGTTACATCCAGAAAAACGGTAAATTACCTGTAAGTATTGAGGTAGTTGGTGAATCTGGTATTGGTAAAACATCTCAAATTATTCAACTGGCTAAAGAAGAAAATTTACACTTTGTTAAGTTAAATTTAGCACAGATTGAGGAAATTGGTGACTTGGTTGGTTTTCCAATACGTCAATTTGAAGTAGAACTCAATACCGAAAAATTATGGATTGATGAACATGCATTTGAAGAGTACAATAAAATGGGTTATAAATCAACCGGTAATAATCGAATGAGTTATTGTCCACCTGAATGGATTGCAAATAAAGAAAAAGGTGGTATATTGTTACTAGATGATTGGAATCGCGCAGATGTTAGATTTATTCAAGCTGTAATGGAGTTAATTGATCGTCAACAATATATAAGTTGGTCATTGCCAAAAGATTGGCATATTATATTAACCGCCAATCCTGATAACGGGGATTATTTAGTTAATAGTATTGATAACGCGCAAAAAACACGTTTTATATCGGTACAGTTAAAATTTGATATTGATTGTTGGGCTAAATGGGCTGAAGAAAGTGATATTGATGGTCGATGTATTAACTTTTTATTAATGCATCCGGAACTCGTTACAAAAGATATTAATAGTAGGAGTGTGTCAATGTTTTTTAACTCAATATCATCCGTTAAAAGTTTTGATGATTCGTTACCACTGATTCAAATGATTGGTGAAGGTAGTGTAGGATCAGAGTTTAGTAGTTTATTTACCATGTTCATCAATAACAAGTTAGATAAAATGATTACACCCAAAAATATATTTGACCAAGATGAGAAATATGTAACTAATACATTAAAGTCGTTAGTGGGTAAAGACACAAAATATAGAGCAGATATAGCATCAACATTATCTACACGTATTGTTAATTATTTAGATATATTCTCAAAGTCAAATCCAGTAGAAAAAGACACCATATCTAGAATATCTAAGATTGTAAATGAGAAAATATTCACAACAGACATATGTTACAATATGGTTAAATCGATATATAACAATAATCCAAATAAATTTAAATCAATGATGTTAGATAAGGATTTGGTAAAATATATCATGAAATAAGTTTGGCTTGACATGTAAAATTCATTAAATTTAATTAAAGCAAAATATATGATACACAATAACATTAAAAATGTAAGTATTAGTACTCGTGGAATTTACTGGTCACATTATAGTGAAAGTAATAAAGTATTAGTATTAACTCCTCAAGAACAGATTGATTATATAACTCAAATTCAAACAATACTTAAACAACCAAAAAATATAAAGTTTGGTAAAGCAATACATACGGATAGTTTATGTAGTATACCAAGATTTAAACTTAAGGAATATATCACACAAAATAAACTTAAACGTACTTCACGCCAAGACCAATGTGATACTATTATAGTGGATAAAAATAATTTTAATTCAACTTTAGCGTTTTTTAGACAAACCAACCAGATGGCATATTTTTTTAAAGATGCAGATCTAGAATTAACACGTAAAGTAATGCTTGAGTATGTTGGTAGTCAACAATATCTTAAGCATTACAAAGAAGAAATCCAAAAAATGACCCACAACAATATTTGTTTTACTATAAATGATGATGTGTATGAATCAAATACATTTCCAAACACTTCCGTTAAAAAATTAGTAAATGCATCTAAAGTGGAAAAATTATGGGTAGATAATTTATATCGAAATAAAACAATTGAAAGTATGATAGGGTTATTAGATTTCCTTAAAAATAACCCAAACGTAAAAATTATATTTGATGAGGATATTATGGAGGTACTTAATTCAGACGGTATTGAATTAGATAATGAATATATAGACACATTAAACAGTATGTTTGAAAGTGGTCAAACTGACAATATTAAGTTAGCCGTAGAAATGTTAAGTAATGTTAATTTAGAGAAAGATTCACTTACTATAGCGTTAATATTAAATAAATACCAACATTTATTTACACATGGTTCTGGAGTTAATCCATCATCAATGAGTAGTTTTAAGTCAATAGACAAGTATTACAGAAGCCGGGGTATTAATTGGAAAAGTGATTGGAGAATATTCGCTGGTGGATTATATAGTAACTACAAAAATGTACCTGAACATAAACTTACCATTGAGAAATTTATATTAGATAACATTAACGCGTTTCTTAACTCACCATCCACATCAAATAAATTCATAATTGACTCGATTGGTTTGGATCTCCAATAATACTTCACTATATTTAAACATAAAAACAAAAACATGGAACAAATTTACCAAGAACTCGCTAAGTGCTCAAAAACACTTATGCTCAAAGAACCATTTTATGGGTTATTTCTTGTATCACTTAATAAAGAATTAAGTAAAGGTATACCCACAGCGTGTGTAACACCGGACAATATCAATGTCAAATTAGTAGTTAATCCAGATTTTTGGCAAACGCTAGATGAGAAAACAAAAATGGGTGTACTTAAACATGAATTACTCCACATTGCGTTTTTTCACTTACATAACTTCGATAGATTTCCTGATAAGAAATTATATAATGTAGCCGCTGATTTGGAAATTAACCAATATATTAACAGTGATATGAAGGGTGATACGTGGGATGGATTAGAAATTCATGAATCACCGTATAAAGAACTTAATTTAGAAGAAAAAAAGGGAACTAAATACTACTACGACAAAATACAACAAGAAATACAAGATAACCCGGATGGTGAAATAGCTAACATGATGAACGGTGATGGTGATGGTGTTAGTGGTATTGGTGATATTCATGAATTGTGGAAGGCAATGGAAGGTATGGGTGAGGCAGAACGTAATCTTATCGCTAAACAAATCGACCATCAATTAAAAGAAATAGCCGAAAATTTAGAATCCAAGAACAAGGGTAGAGGGTTAATACCAAACGAAATGAAGGATTATATTGACAGTTTATTTGATATTCAAGAACCAGTAATTGATTGGACATCTTATTTACGTCGTTTTAACAGTGCCGCTAGTATGGTATATACTAAAAAAACAAGACGTAAACCAAATCGTAGATTTGGTACTGGTCCTGCCTTAAAAATCAAACAAAAGAAAAAAACACTAGTAGCGATAGACACATCAGGTAGTGTTAGTACACAAGATTTAATTGAGTTTTTTAACGAGATATACCACATATATAAAACAGGTACTCATGTCACTATAATAGAATGTGATGCTGATATACACCGTGTGTATGAATATGATGGTAAACGAGAAGATATTAATGTTATGGGTAGAGGAGGTACTGATTTTGAACCAGTAATGAAGTATTTAATAGAACATAAAAACGAGTACGCTAATTTAATTTATTTAACAGATGGATGTGCACCCGCTCCTGAAACAAAACCAATTAAACCAATAATGTGGGTGCATTGTTCAGGATATAATATTAATGAAGATTTACCAGGCGCTAAAATAAAAATAGTTAGATAACATGGAATATAAAATAAACCATTTACCCCAGAAATATGACGACGTTATTATGCCGTTATTAAATATAAACGATAAATTAGTACTAGGTGGTAGTTTATCTTTATATATTATGAATATAATGAAATACGATTTTACACAACGTATACCTGATGTAGACATGGGTCTAAAAGGAGCTATTGTGGAAGAAGATTTAAGTATATTATGTGATTTCTTTAATTTAAATATTAAACATAACCAGAGTGACGACTACGATATAATACCAGATATAAATAATTCATCATTGGTAAGTGAATTTAAGACCAAACCCGTATCTCATTTCGTGAATAGAGAACTTATACAGTTAGAGAAATACCATAAAAAAACTGATACTGTAGAATATGTAGTTGATTTATTTAACAGTCAATATCTTAAACCGAAAGATGTAATTCATGTACCATATAATGACCACATAATACGTCTTACCCATCCGTCAGTAATATTATCGTATAAATCTAAATATGCTTACGATACTCGGGTAAGTAAACAATATAAACATTTTAAGGATATACAAGATATTAACTGGGATAATTACTTTAAAATAGTTAAACAGATAGGCACGGTATATGAAAATAGTAAACTAATACACAGTTGTTATCTTATGAGTGAAAATAATACACTTTAACTTATTTCGCAATATTTATAACAAAAACATGGCTAAAATAGTATTACTGAGTTGCACTAAGTCTAAATTAGACAAACCAGCCCAAGCGCAGGAGCTATACTCAGCATCACCCATGTTCCAAAAAACATTAGAATACGGTAAAGAATTAAAGCCGGATAAAATGTTCATATTATCCGCAAAACATCACTTAGTTCCATTAACCAAAGTATTAGAACCATACGATAAAACACTAAAAGAAATGCCAAAAGACGAGAAAGAAAAATGGGGCGAGACAGTATATAAGCAAATGAAACAACATGGTGTCAAGCCAGAAACAGACACATTTGTAATGCTTACTGGCGCCGAATACATGAAACCACTTACAAAATATATTCCAGAAGACCATATGGAAAAACCAATGGAAGGTAAACGCTTCGGTGAACGCCTCAAGTGGCTAAATTCACAAGTACAAAAAATTAAAGAAGTATTAAAACGTGTTAAAAGTATTATATATGAAACTATCCAAGCAACAATTAAACGAGTATATTAGACTTTATCTCAACGATCTTGACGATTATAGTGGGGATCAAGACAACTACGTGTTATCTGAACAGATATTAAATAAATTTGGTAGTTTATTAACTGAATCCAAACGTGATATTAGTTCAATGCTGAATGAAGCCATAAGTAAAGCAGATAGTAATACTAGAGGAGTATATGAAGATTTCTTGCTTTATACACAAGAAATACAAGACTAATTTAGCATTTTACCTTTCATCCATATATTTATATAAAACAAATAAAACAATGAAAAAATTAGAATTACGCCAACTCATCAGAGAAGAAATCCAAAATGTAATGAAAGAAGAAGCTGAAGCAAGAACTAAAATGGGGTTATATTTAATGTTTAGTACAAAAGATAGTAAACTAGTAAATGTGATGGAATTTCCAAACCATTCTGAGAATGAAGCTGTAAATAAACAAATAGAAGCAAAAGGAGATTATAAATTATACTATACAGACAATCCATCAGATTATTTAAAATTTAAAGGAGATGGACTTACAAAATATATAGGTAAAACAGCAAAAGAATTAGGAATTTTAAATAAATCATAAATAAATCATAACTAAATAAAACAAAATGAACAAACAACTTAATGAAGAATTTAAACGCATGCAAAAATTAGCAGGTGTAATTAATGAAAATGAATACCAAGAGCAATCAGATGAGATATCTATTACTCCAGAAATAAAAGCATTCATAGATAAAGTTATTAGTGACGCTAAAAGAGATGATGAATTTGAATATTTAAAAGATGTTGATTTTTTTGACAATGACTTGATTGACCTTATTATGGATGAATTTAGTGATGATGGTGACTATAATGATGTATCTCAAGAAATAAAAGATTATATAACTAACTCTATTAAATAACATACAGACCGATTCATAACCGGTCGATTTAGCAAATAAAATATGACAGTTGTGGCGTCACCTATATAAAAGGAGACGCCACCTTTATTTGGCTCTTTAAATAAAATTTAGTATATTAGGGGGATGGTCTGATGGAATTTTACAATATTTATAATAAAATAATATGACTAGAATTTATATATTAGAAAGAAATAAAATTCCTTTTTATGTAGGAAAAACATTACAAGAAGTACAAGATCGTTTTTATACTCATGGTTCTAAAAGAAAAAATAGTGAAATAATTGAGATAGATAATGTAGAAGATAATGAATGGAGATTTTGGGAATCATGGTATATAGAATTATTTAAAACTTGGGGATTTGAACTTGAAAATAAAAATAATGGTGGAGGGGGTAGAGGACCAGGTTGGATATCACCTCCTGAACGAAATGCTAAAATTAAAGCATCAATGAAAAATCATTCACAATATTATACTGAAGAAGTTAGACAGCGAATAAGTGAAAAAAATAAAGGTAGAGCTAGACCGTTTACTGAAGAACATCAACAAAATATGCTTATAGCTAAGCGTAAACAAGCTAAACCATTATTGATGTTTGACTTAAATGATAATTTAGTTAGGGAATGGGAAAGTAAAGGACAAGCAGCAGAGTGGATTAAAGAAACAACAGGTAAAACGAGTAACATAACATCGCAGATTAAAGACTGCATTTTGGGAAGGCAAAAAACAGCGTTTAAATTTAAATGGAAATATAAATAATATGGAACAAAAGAAAATTGTAGTAATTGGAGCTGGAGTAGCAGGCATTAACTTCGCTACTAAACTTGTCGATAATGGATACCCAGGCGAGTTAATAACAATAATTGATAAAGGAAACGATCCTTATAATCGTAAGCCAGAAGAAGTTATGACTGGCATGTTGGGATGTGGAGGGTGGAGTGACGGCAAACTCACATACCACACAGCAATAGGAGGCCAGTTATCTAAA